GTTCTAATATTTCTCTATCAGCACTCCTTGTGTCTCTATCTTTTATTATTATATTAACCATATTTTCCTTTCTGTTAATCGTTATTATTCCTTTGTTGGCTCCCTCAAAGGAATCAAGAGAGCCAAACAACGACTAAGCGGCGGTAAACCTGCAAGCAAATACCCAATCGGAATTGAGTATCTTTGTTGCATACGAACCTGCCCATGAGACGTAGGAAACTCTACCGGCTGGAGAGCCTGAATCTACTGCGTTGGGAAGGATGTATAACCGAGGCTTATCTTTTTCAAGATCATACACACCAAAAGAGTCTGCACCATGAATGTACGTGTAGTAACGTACAACGGTAGAAGCGGCTGAACCTGCGGCTTCTGTTCCAGAAGCGACATCTTTGTTCAGCAACCATCTAACTTGATACAGTTCTCCCATTTCTCCCTTATAAAGCTGTTTGGTATCTTGATACGTGTGTGCATTTACCCATGTAGTATCACCGACAAGGTTATACTTTGAGATGGGATCGGTTTTACCGATATACATTCCGTCTTGATAAGTTCTAGCTTTATTGATCTCTAGTTTGCGAACTACGATACGAATATCGCATGCATCTAAAGTATCACCTGCGGCTAAAGTAGTAACTGCGTGGTCATTACCATAATAGGCTGTACCATTTTGCAATTCTGCTCTAACTAAGCGGTTAAGGGTTTCTCCCATGTTCTGACCGACCAACTCGATAGTTTCTTTTAAGCCTGAATCAATACCTGTTAAGGACATGATTTTTCCGTGAGAGGTAGTAATACCGTACTCAGAGAGACTCATAGAAACTGTGCAAGCGGTGATAGCACATGTGTTGGGGTTAGAAAGCTCTCCCAAAGGATCGGTGATGATTGTTAAAGGTACTCTGCGAGTAAAGTTAACAGTTCTCCCTTCGTTTGCTGGGTGAGTTCTAATTTGACCTCCCTCTTTCAAAACCAGATCATATTCTGCTCTGGCTAAGAAAACTTTTTCGTAATAGGTCATGACTTCGGGGGATAAACTGGAGGTTGTAACTCCATTTACCACTCCTGTACCTATTCCTGTTCCTGTAGCTGCCATATATATTCACCTCCTATGAATTGCATGTAACGAGATTAGACTTGGACAATCCCTAACTCTGCTTCAAGCTCGGCTATGGATTTGTCTTTTGCGCTTTTCTCTGGTTGTTTAACACTTGTAGGTCTTAGAGCTGTTTGAGTTGCCTGTTTTGCAACAGTCTCAGACAGTTCGTTGACTTCTTTTTGTACCGACTCGGTGTAAGGCTCCATCAGTTCATCAACAAACTTTGCCACCGATGCTGTCGGGTTCTGCCTCACGTGTGCCTCAACGGCTTTGGTGATAGCAGCGGAAAGTTTGGGATTAAACGTCTCGCTTTCAGGGTTTAACTGAGAATACTTTTTGACTGACTGCCTTGCTTCCTTATTGATCTTATCCACAAACTTACTCTGTTGTGTCAAAAGTTGAGTCTGTGCGGCTGCCATTGATAACAAGCGTTGGTCACGTTCTGCGATACGCTGGTTAAGTTCGGCTGCTGTCAATTCCTCACCCTCTTGCACTAAAGGCGGTAAGGGTTGTTGTGGTACTTGCGGTTGTTGGTATGAAGGTTCTACTGAACCTGTAAGTTCCGCTAGTTTTGCAGCTAGGCTATCTGCCCGTTCTTTCTCAGCTTTGGCTTTGTTGGCCAATTCCTGAACACGGTTAGAAAACCCCTTTTTTCCACTTTCGGCTGTTTCAGTTGTTTCAGTTTGCGAGTCCTGAATTTCCTGATTTGCCTCAGTCGTTTCCATTTCTTCTACCGGCGTAGTAGCTGGGGTGGTTTCTGCTCCACCTTCTTCGTTTAACGCCATGATGTCTTCATCAGACATAGAGCCTCCTTGCGAATTGTCAAATTGATAACACACCCGTAACGTGATGCGAGAATACGAGAGGGTTCAACCCGCCGGTTAAACGCTCTCCACTATCGCTTTTTTAGTATTGGTGTACCGTTCTCATCTTCGCCTACCATTAGGTACTTATCCCCAATAAAAACTGCGTGCTGTAAAACACACGAGTTACAGATAAGGTAATAACCCTGTTGCCTGTATATGTGTCTGCCTGGGATAAATTGAAAATCAGGCACAAACACTAAGTCATCACTGGTGGGAGTCTCGGTATTCTCTGGCATCTTCAACCCTATTGATTACTTTTTGTAATGTTTCTTTGCTAAGTTGAATGACGACTGAGTTTCTGCCAAGCTCCTCAAATGAAGCTCCAGACTCCATAGCTTTTTGATTAACCTCATCCAGTCCGCTAATTAAATTTTCAATGTACTCTTTAAGAACTACCCATCCTGATGAGTGAGCTAGGCTGACAATGCTATCTTCCTCAACTACTTCCGGATCTTTGTTTTCTACTGTGCCTATGTCCCTAAAATTTAGAAAGTAATTTGGTTTTATCGCTGTCTTAGATTTGGGCATTTACATCCATAGGCATCATGTCTGGCTGCATTTGTTCCATACCCATAGGGGGTACTTCACCAATGTTGCCCTGCATGGCGGCTAAGGCTCCTTGGAACTGTTGGGCGTGAGAATTGAGAATATTCTCAGCTTCCTCGCCTCCATTTTTATTAAGATCAACAACAATTTTGTCCCAGTCTTGAATACCTGAGTTTGAAGTAATCCGCTTAAACAACTCACCAATCCGTATCTCAACCTGCTCCTCTTTTAGTTTCATCAATAAGGGGGAGGTGACTGAACCATCTTGAGGGTTTACCTGCAATCCTTGGATAGCAACGTTAAGTAAACTCTGTAAGTTTTCCTGTTGCTTTTGTTCATCTGCTTTGTAGGTAGAACCTGAGACCATTTCGTAGGCGTACTTGGTGGAGGATAGCTTGCCTTTGTTTATGGTGAACTTGCCCGTTTCCTTGTCGTACATTTCTTCCATTTCGGGGAATGACATAAGCAGTTCTTTAATTTCCTCATCAAACAGATCTATACGCATCGCCCCCGATTGTTTCTTAGCAATCAAATTAACCATTCTATCCATTACTTTGTTAATAAATTGCTCTTGGTAGAACCTGTCGGCATTATCACCTGTTAACTCTCTAGCTTGCTGCATTTGTAAAGCCTGTGGTGTCTTGCCAAAACCTGGGTCAGTTGAGGCGCTGGTGTTGGTATTAGTAGTTCCGTTCTGGTTAAGTAAACCTGCTGAGATAATCTGATATACATTGTTAAAGGTGCTGGTTCCTTGGGGGTTGACCTCTAAATACTTAGCAGCATTGTTTAGATCGTTTCTGACTATCCACTTAGTTGCCGGACCCGATTTAACCGAGGCCATTGAGGCGATGTTAGCTTTGTTGATCAAGACAGGGGGGAATAGGGACATCTTGATTGAGTCCATGTACAGGTTCCAAAGTGAGTTTTTGGCATACTGCATGGATTTACCCAACTCAAACTTTCCCTGTCCAAAGAAATCATCCATTAGAGGTTGTGAATACTTGCACACTACCGGCAGTTCTCCGTTATCATGGGGGTTTTTAGAGTCTCGTAACACATTTCCGTCTGTTTCATCCACGCTTGGCACTAAATCTATCCACCTATCTCTCTCATACATGGAAAATATCTGGAAAAAGCCTGCTTTCTTAGCGGCTGCGGCTGATGAAAACTGTGAGCCTTCCCGTGAGGTGGTAGAGTCGCTATCTCTATCCTCTTTATCGCCTGATTTTTCTGACAGTTGAGTGATGATCTTGTCTAGGTTCTTGTAGCCATCCTGTTTTTTGAGGGATTTGAAGAAGGATAGGGGTCGCCACGTTCTAATCAGCACCTTATCTGAATCCTCTAAGCTCATCGCACCCACTTGGGGAAACACATCACGGATATTAAGCAGCCACATATCAGGACCTATATATCCATTAGCTTTGACATCCCAGTCAACAAAGGTAAAGAAGTTGCCGTAAACTCTTGAGTAGAGATTAACCAGTCTTAGTTTTGTTAGGAAATCAAACTGAGCTGA